GACGTGCCTGCTGATTAATCTCAGCAACGCCTCTTAGCCCCTGTAGCGCCATTAAACCTACGTTTGGCTGCTGCTGATACTGCACAGGCTGAGGAACGGAAGAACGAGGAGCATTATCATTTTGCGGTGCCATGCTAGGCAGCCCGCCAAGTTGCCATGTCGCCATTAGAATCCAAGCCCCCCAACAAGACCAATAAGCCCACCACCAATAGCCCCGGCGACATTACCTATACCCGGAACAACGGAACCAAGTTGCGCACCCGCTAAAGCGCCTGATGCCGCCCCACCAATACCACGCGCAAGACTGGATGGCTGCTGCGCCTGACCTGCACGAATAGCGCCAAGCCCCTGCAAGAGTTGTCCGGTATTATTGGCGTAGTTTTGCCCTGCTGTTGCCTGCCCTGATGCCGCATTCATCCCGACATTTAGCAGGTTTCCATAATTTTGCATTTGCCCACTAAGCCAATTGTTATAAAGCATGGGCGCAATGGAAGATAACTGGTTACTGGTAGCTGTTGAGCCAAGCCCCCCGGTAGCTTCTGCTGAGACAAGGTTCTGATAACGGGCCTGATCTGCCTGTGTTTTATATAAACCAGAACCAAAGAAATCATTCGCGGCTTTATTCTGCCCTTCCAGAGTCA